ACTTAATTTTATCACCATTTTGTATTGGTGGTATGTTTGTAAGATTATGTTTCTTTAATAGGTGATTGAAAATCAATACACCCTTCACTTGAATTGGAGTTGATTTTTTATAAATGTTACTAGCATCGTGATACTTCTCAAGACCTCTTACTCCACGAGGAAAAGCAACATCTTCAAATGGTAATTCCATAAATTTCATTCTGAAGTCAGCAATAAACTTTTGAAGCTCAGTTTCATCCTTGTTCATTATAATCGTCAAAGCTTGTTTGAGTTTCTCACGACATGCATGTGGAGTTGATGAACGAACAGCTTCAATACCTTGAATCTTCAGCTTTGGTTCTGAATACTGTACTCCTTCAACATTCCATGCATTGAGGATATACATTTTCTTAGCTTTCCAAATACCTTTATTGGCAATAGTTTCACGCTTCATCTGCATCTTCTGCTGATAAGCATTCATCATATTCGCCAGCTCATCATAACATATGTTGAGATAATTTTGAATTTTAGTTTCACAGAACTTATCAATTGTTTCAACAGCTTTCAACTCATCACTACCTTCTGGAATTAACTTTTCGAAAGTAACATAAATCGAATCTGTATCCGATGCAATAACATAATCAACATCTTTTGTTTGACATATCTTATTCATAAATTCGTTCATCTTCTTTTCGATCCAACGAATAGAAAGCTGACCAGACATAGTGATAGCTTCTGCATTTTTAAAGCTGAACCAACGGAAGTAACGATTACCGAGCGCACCGTAAGCTGAGTTTAGCTGAATTTTTTTTGCCATTTGCATATTGTGATATCGAGCGATCAGCATCTCATCTTCATGAGAATGTGTTTGTTCATATCGCTTCTTTGCTTCGATCATCTTCTGCTTGTACTCAACACGATCGTTGTACATCTTTTCCATCAAAGCAGGAAGAAATCCTTGCTTTTCATTATCGTACATACAACCATTAGCAGCATAACTCAGATCATACATCGATTTGAACTTGCCTTCTAACATCTTATCAATACTTGGCATACCAGAAGCTTTGCCCTTGAATGTCTCTGGGCTGATGTTGTATTGCATGATAAGATGTGGATAAAGAGAGTTCAAGTCAAAAGACACAACCCACTTGTTGAGACCGATACGTGGTTCTTTGACATATCCGCCAACAAGTTCGAATGGACTATGATCAACTTCAAACTGCGGAATAACAATACGACGATCAAGCAGATAGTTGTGGATAATAACATCCCATGGACGAACAGTTGTCATTGTATCGCCATAATTCACTTTGGCATCATAAGCCAAAGCCATTACCTGTTCAAGAAACTTCAGTTTCTCATCAAGACGTTCAACAAGAACGCAGTCGTATATATTATACTCGATAAACTTTTGAAAATTATTCTTATATAATTCAAGCAATGAACCATACTCAGAATAATCAATTTTCTTTTCGCCGAGTTCAATTTGAGAAATGTAATCTAGTTTATAGCTTTCCTGATTGCCGAAAGAAAATTTACGATATAATTGATAGTAATCTAAAATAGCAATACCGACTGGAGTATAACTTTGGTTTTCTTTCCCTCTAAACTCGACCATTTTTTCATCAAGGATTTTCCATGGCGAAAGTTTCTTGGCTTCTGCTTCACCAAGGACATTTTTGATTCTGTTTACAATATATGGAATGTCAAAGAACTCAATATTCCAGCCTGTAACAATATCTGGCTTCCATGATTTGTGATTCCAAACCTGAAGAAACTTATCAAGAAGATTGTATTCATCTTTACATTTCACATAGATAATATTTTCATCTTCAGTTGTGAAATCACCACAGCCAAATACAACACTCTTACCATTCTTACGAAGAGTTATGGCTGTTATTTCTTTATCTGCTTTTTGGATATCGGGGAAACCTTCGTCTGCTGCGCACTCAATATCCATTGTGACTACTGATACTAGCGAAGGATCATATTGAATTTCACCATGGTAATAATCATACATGAAAACATATTGATAATTGGTCAGCCCATAAAATTCAAAATTGCTTACTTCTTTGTATTGCTCAACAAAATCCTTTGCATCTGAAATACTTTCAAATTGAAGTTTATCAACAGGTTTGCCATCAAGTGTGCGATAGAAACCATCCTTCTTTGGAACAAAAACATATGGCTTGTACTTCTCAATAAATTCTACAGGCTGACCATTTTCATATCCACGAACATAAATTTTATCGCCACGTTGATGTACATTTGTGTAAAACTTCATTATACCTCCAACTAAACATAATCAATTATACCCTACTTTAGAGTATATGTCAAGCGCCGAATAATTCGAGCGCTGCTTGGTAATGAGCTTTACGATCTTCTAATCCAATTGTTCCACCGTTGATCTTCTTTGTTACTGTAACAATGTCGCCCTTGTCTGCCCACTGATTTAATTCTCTTGAATCCCAGAACCAACCAGCTGACCAGCAAGCACCTTCATCTGTACTCAACCATTCAGTTGCCTCGGCAAAGTCCATTTCCATATCTTTTGCAAATGCTTCATAGTTTTGTTTTCCAGTTAACTGAATTAGTCCGCGACCACAGTAACGATACCCATCACCAGAAGCTTCATCGCCATTGCCCATGCGATTAGCATAAACACGATTGGCAATTTTCTCTGGCTTCTTAGCATAGTCATTGGCAATAGCATCGCTAGTAAAATACTTCGAGAATGTTTTACGCAACCCCTGTGCTGAGTAATTTAAATTCTCTTTTGTTGTTCTTAGTCCACCAGACTCATGCCCAACTTGAGCAAGGAACATCGCAATACGTTGCGGTGTGTTGATCTCATAGAACTCGAGCATTTCATTTAGTGGGTCAACAAATTTTTGAATGATATCTTCACCAGTGTCCTCAAAAAAATCGTTTAATTGATCGAATGTTACTAGCATTAAGAGCTCCTAATAAAATTGAACGGGAGATTTCTCCCCGCAATTTATTTAACCGTATATGTATACGTATTTTGTATTATTAAAATTTTTCACAGCATCCATAGCGAGTTTTCTTGACTTTTTGCCACCTTCAGTTTTAGGCAATTCTTCAACATAATAGATATTTTGTGGCACTTTAGATATACCAAATTTATCATGACATTTTTCATGTATTTCTCTCGATAATTCTTTATTAGAAATAACTAATGCACTAAGTTGATATTCAATATTTTGTCTATCGTCTATAAAAACCATACAATCCATAACACCTTCAACAGATCTTATTTCATTTTCAATAGATGTAGGATCAATTTTAACACCACCAATATTTAACTGTTCGTTCTTACGACCTGTAATAAACAGCTCGCCATTTTCAATGTAACCAAGATCTCCTGGTTCGAACCATTCAACATCCTTTTTATGAGCTCTTGGTGTTTTTAACATTACAGTTCCGTCCTCGCCAAATTTAAATTCGACATCTGGAAAAGGATACCCAGAAGAACCATTAAAGTCAGAAATTGAATATAATCTTTTATTTGTAGTTCTTGATGTTTCTGTTGCACCATAACCAATATTAATTTGATCGAAATACTGGAATATATTTTCAAGATATTTGATAGTTGTAGCCCCACCAGATAAATCAACAGTTGCTTGAAATGGTGTTTTTGGAGGCTCCTTATCGCGAATAAAATAATCAATTTGACCATGTGAACCAATAATATGAACTCTAGGATATTTCGCTAAATCTTCATATCTAATATTAAACACAACAGGAATATCATTCAACATAAATGAAACAATTTTATATTGTGTCGTAGATTTCAATGGCTGAAATAAAAAGCTACCATAAGTTATATGTTCAAATTGAATATCAAAATGGTTATAGACTCTTTTAAAATATTCTTTGTAAGATATAAAGATTGGTTTCGCATTGCCAGTTGTACCAGATGAAAATGCAATCAAAAATGGTTTATTTTCATCATCATAGCTTAAAAATGTAGGTTCAATATCATCTGGTATTCTAGACCAGTATTGTGTCAAAGGAACTTTTTTTATAGTGCCTTTGTATTCTTCTAATGGAGATTCATGAAATATATGAGTAATTTTTAGCTGTTCAGCCATTTCAATAGAATCTATAGAATACTTTACCCAAG